CCGAATCGACAAAGAACGCGTCGAGGATGTCAGTAATGACGCGGTTCTCCATGCGCTCGATGTAGCGTTTGGTTGCCCCGCCGATGGTCCGATTGACGATCAGGTAGAGCACGTCTTCGAGCCCTTGGGACACGACGCAGCAGGATTCCACCAGACCTTCCCCAAGGTCGTGATGAGCCCAGGCAAAGACATCCTGTTCCTTTTGGTAGGTCAGGGAGAGCAGCAGCCCATCATCCCGAACGGCCCAGATCACGCCAAACGGTGCTTGTTGATATGCCCAATCGGTTATGGAGTGACCTTCCAGTAGATGTGAGGCGAGGATGCTCAAATCGGTGCCGGTGAAGGAATCCGAGGCGTATTCATAGCCCAGATCGCGCACGACGCCGCCCTTGTCCTGCACATAGATCGCCTTGTTCCCGACTGTGAGAGGGGGCACGTCAGACGATCCGAGGTAGCTCTGAGGCTTGGCCTGGACCACGGAGGGGGTCAGCACGCCGCCCGATTCGTTGCCGGTGATGGTCCAATTGGAATCACTAGTCAGGGCGATGAGCGCACCGCCAAGGCTCACCATGTGCCGAACCTGATTCACCTGCTTCCCCGCGAGGGGATAGGTCAGTGTGTCGTCATCCACGATCGGAGAACTCTTCCCGAAGTTCGTGAAGTCCGCAGTCTTGGACATCCAGACCGTCTGGGGCTGCTTGGGAGAGCCCGCGAAGGCATGCCGTTGCTGATGGTAGGTCGTGCAGCCAGGGTACCCGTCCGTCTCGTTCCACACGCCCTTGGCCCATTTGTAGGTGGAGATGGGAGTCCACCACGTAGGACTTGATGCGGGGGTATGGCCCGTGTTCGATCCGGCGAGGCTCACGTAGGCAATCAACCCATCGAAGACCTGGGCCGCAGCCGCGTAGGTCGTGCCAGCCACGTAGGCAGCAGGGCCGACCATCGCATCCGGGAGCCGTGTCACAGCGGTTGCAGTCACGGCGGTTGCACTCGTGTAGGCCGTGATGAGTGCGATCCCGAAGCCAGGATGGAGGAACATCCAATTGCACTTCCCGTCGTTCCAGTTGTCCGTGTCGTTCGTGGGCCGGAGGGTTCCGGTGGTTGTGCCGGCGAGGTTTCGGTAATACTTCCCCTCTGCCCTGCGAATGTCACCGACCGCCACGGTCACGCCAGCTTCCCAACTCTGGCCGTAGTCCTTCTGTTCGAGGTAGATCAGCTTGCCAACATCCGCAGCCGTGAAGAGCGCAGAGCTTGAGGTTAGGGTGATCCCCGTGCCGCTCGTGGTGGAGGGAAAGACCGTGATTGAGGTATCCGTGTTCACATCTTCGAAGGGGCCGAACTCGAAGACGATCGGCTCAACCGTCCAGGTATCGTGCGCGGTCCTGCTGATGTTCGTAGGCTGGTAGTCCACATGGCAGAGCGTCAGGACATCCGCGCTCTGCGTGGTCTTCAGGATGGGAAGGTCACCCTCCAACCACTCAGTCGGAAACTCGCAGATGTCATCCGTGAGCGCGTACCAGTCACCCGCCGCCAGGTCCGTGGCGAAGGTGCCCGAGGTGTGAGCGATGGCGCAGTAGTAGTTCACCCCACCTTGCGCGACATGGTTGCCCAGCACGTAAGCCGTGCCCGTGGCCCAATCCGCAGGAGTGGCAAGCAGTGTCACCCGTGCCCCATTGCGGAACACCCGCCCATACTCCTCGCCCATCTCCAGGACATAGGCTTGATCCGTGCTGAACTGGAACGGTATCAGCCGCGTGAACTTGGAACTGTCCTTCACCTCTTCGACGAAACGAGTACCCGCCCGGTTCTTCGCTCCACCATAGGACAGGGGGATGAAGTTCCGGCAGGTTCGCAGGCTCGTCAGATACCGGGCAAGGTCGATGCGCCCATATAGGCTTGGGCTGATCTCACCGCCAGAGAGGGAGGGCTGAGAGAGTGCGGTCATGAGCGGAACGCCTCAGTCTCGCCCACGGGAGCGGGCCCGGGGTTGCCTTCGTTCCGATCCACGGCCCAGGCTTGCGCGGCCAGCGCGTAGTAGGCTTGGAGGAGGTTGTTTGCCAGTTCCCCATGAGCAAGGGGCATCGCGCAGCGGGAGCCAATCAGATTCGCCAGCGCCGTGACGCACATCGGGTCAAGCATGGTTGTATCAGTGATGCGAACCGTGTAGATGGCCTCCGCTGATTCCATGTCCGTGAAGATCACCCTGGATCCCAGGTAATTCCCGATCTCATACTGTACGGACTGCGAGAGGATCGGATTCCTTGCCGCCGTGGTGGTCAGTTCGAGAATCCGCAGGCAGTCACTCGGATAGGCGTAGACATAGGCCCAATTCGTGACGAGATCCGAGCCGATCAGGGCCAGCAGCGCCCGCGACGTGGACCACCTGAACGGGAACTCCCGGAGGAAGTGATCCCGTGCCGCAGGGTAATGGATCGCGCATACATCGGCCTGGGTGCTACCGTCAGAGGGGTCGATGCTCGAAATGAACTGGGTGATTCCCAGTTCAGAAAGTGCCATGTTGCAGATGTCAACCGGGGAACTCATGCTTTACTCCGCTTTGGGCTTCTCTTCTTCGGGAGGGACTTCCTTGGGGTGCAAGGCCCTAGGCTTCGGGGGGTCGTCTTCCTGGTTGCGCTTCTTGGCAGGCATCACGCCCCCTCCACATCTGCGGTAATGTCTCCGTCCAGCGTGAACACCGCACCGGCTACAGGCGTCTCACCCAGCGTCACTTCCTCGCTTGCTAGCGCGTAGTCGGTGACGGTGACGGGGGTGGTGGTGGTGGGGATGAAGCCTCCGCCCTCGATGGAGAACATCTGGCAGCCTATGTAGATCCCGGAGGTTCCATCGCCTAGATGGACGCCGCCAAGATTGAGTGTGGTCGTCGGGCCAGCGGCCACATACTGGGCACCTGTCTGGCCGGAAGCTGTGATGGACACCCGATAGATCCCATTGCCGAGGTCTTCTATCTTGCCTACCGCATTCACAGAGGTGAAGGTGATCACACCTGTGAGCAGATCAGCATACGTATACATGCTACCGAAACGCACGTATCCGTAGCGCAGCTCACCGGCCTTCATGATGGCTGACTGTGTGTAAGTAACAGTGCTCACCAGCGTCTTGGTTTGCCGGATCTCGTGCTGCTCATTCAGCACAGACTCAGTGACCTTCCACAGTGTGTAAGGTCCCACTGTGATTGCGCTGGCCGCAACTGTTACACCGGATTTTACCCAAGCAGCATTGTCCAGCGAGTAGGCATACGTGAACAGGTTCGTCCTCGCACTCGCACTCAGCGCCACCGTTCCCTGCCAGTCCGTGCGGGTCATCCGTGTGATCTTGGTCAGGTTATCGACGGTGAACGTGTTGGCTACACCATCAGCGGCCCACGCCATGAAATTGCGAATAGCCCCGCCGAGCCAGACCGTGCGCCCAGGGCCATGCAGCCATCCAGCCGACTTGATCGAGAGAACGGCCATGCCGCCTCCTACTCGAAGCCGCGAATGTTCGCGGTCACAGCCGCAGACGTTCCAGTGATTGCGCTGATACGCACGCGCAGCCAGTAGTAGCCCGCAGCGGTGGAGTAGCCATTGGTATTCAGAGCCCCGGACAGTTCCACAGTTGCCAGCGCCACGGGATGCGTGGGCGTGTCCTCGTTACTGCCCTCGATGATGAGGGTAGCGGCGGGAGTCGTGGTGTCCGCAAGCCATGCCTGGATACAAGCCGCGAAGGCATTGATATGCACCCAGCCGCTGGAGACGGTCGTGGTCGCACCCGTGAGGATCTCTTGGGAAATAGACATGGAACCTCCGAAAAGACGCGGGGAGAGAGACATCCCCCTCCCCGCGCTGGGTTAGATCACGTTCTTGTCAGAAGCCCGTGGATCCTTCTTGACGGGGGGCCTGCCGCCCTTCGAGCGGTTCATCTCCGTGAAGGTTTCGGGCTCCTTGTCGGAATCGGGCTCGGGCTCGGGAACGTAATCGGCGACGGGCACAAACCACTTGCTCTTCAGCCCATCACGCGCCTCGAACTCCACCCCCGCACGGATCCTGACCCCGTAATAGGAACCCTCCTTGATTGCCTTCACTCTCATGTCAGGACTCCTCAGATGCCGTCAGGGAAAGACATCAGGGACGTGGAAGTGGGCACCTTGTCGGTCAGGAACGCATCCACATTCCCGCTCTCGAAGGCCGCCGTGCCGGTGACCTGGATCACGCCCAGATACCGCTCGTAGGTCTGGCCCACGGGCAGCTTGCACGCCCAGCGGTACCCGGCCACGAGGGACGCGGCAGGGATCACGGGAGACGTGATGTGCACTGTGCTGGTTGTGGTATGGACCGCAGCGGAATCATCGGAGGCCAACTTGAATTGCAGCGTGCCGGAGCCGGTGGAGGCGCAGGCAGTGGAAACCTGGACCACGAAATACAGGTCGGCAGGCTCGCCCACGAGGGCACCCGCACCCTGGTTATACTGCGACCCGATGAGGTAGTTCGCCGCAGCGCCGGTGTTGATGGCAGTAGCGTCACAGAATTCAGCAAGTTTATCCATCAGCATTTTGGGGCTCCTTAGATGCCGGTTTCGGTTGCGGTGAGGGCGTCGCAGCGACGAACGGGGATACCGTCGAACGTAGGAACGCGGAGGAGAGCACCGCCCGGGCGGGCGATCTGCTCAATAGAGAGGGTCGAGGACGCCACCTTGTTCATGATCTGGCGACGCAGGAACCCGCGCACATTGCGGTTGCAGTAGAAGACGAGGTGACCGTAGCCGGGAGGAATCAGCTCCGTGGCCTGGGCCATGAGGTCGATCAGATCCGGGCCGGTCGTGGCCTTGGAGAGCAGGTTCTCTTCGTCGATCTGGATACGCACGACATGCCGCCAGTCCTTGACGTGCAGGCCGAAGTTCCAGGCGTAGTGCGTCCGGTAGCCCTCGTAGTAGCCATTGGTCGAATCACCGATGGTCACCTGGCCCTTGTCTTCGACCCGCAGCCCAGCCTGGGAACCCTTGGGATAGATCCCATGGACGTAATCGCCCCAGTTGATGAGCCAGATCGAGGAGTTGTCGGTGCTGTCGGGAGTGGCCGCATCCGTCAGGATGTTGCAGGCGTTCTCGGCGGACTGGCTGTTGAACCGGGGCTCGAAGCCAGTGAATTCCTCAGGGGTTGTGAGTTCGTTCCCCCGGAAGAGCGTCGCGGCCATCTCGTTAGACATGCCCTCGATGTGGCCCCGGTCTTCCATGAGCCGGAAGGCAGCGGTGTTGCCGTTGAGATCAGCCAGGGCGCGGTCCACTTCGGCATAGTCTTCCAGCATGCCGATGGTGTCCTTGACCTTGCGATAGGTGCTCTTCGTGGGCTGCACACCCGCGTTGAACTTGCGCCAGGTCGGAGTGGGGTAGCCCGTGCGGATGTTGCCGACGTGGCCCGTGACTTCGTTGGCCTCGTGGAACGGCATGTCATCCAGGATCGGATTAATCTGGGCGAGGATCTCAGCCATCATCGCGACGGAGCCGACCTTTCCATCGGCGTTCGCGGCGTTGGCGACATCCATAAGAGTGGGGTGAGTGGCGGAAAGAGCTGCCATTTAAAACCTCCGTGGGGGCCGCTAGTTATGCGGCAAAGGAGTTTTGTGAGTTGTCAAAACTGAAGCTATTTCAGCTCTGGGGAATTCGGGAACATCGACTTCGCTCCCAGCGCCTTGAGCGAGGGAGAACCGCTATCAATCGGGCCATCGTCCTCCATGAGCGCGCCCAGCTTCTCGAAGCCCTTGACGAGCACGGGATGATTCCCGATGCCGAGAGCGTCAATCAGTTCGCCGAACTTGCCGGAAGGATCGAGAACCTTTGCGAAGGCTTGAGCGCGGCCAATCGTGCGGTCGAAGTTCGCCCCGCCGATCTCCTTGTCTGCCTTCAGTTCGTTGACCCATGTTTCCTGCTGCTGCTGCCACGCTTCCATCTGGCGCGTCTGCGTGGCCTGGACTTCCCCGTTGATGACATCGACGATTCCTTGGGCCTGGTCGTTGTCGTAGCCGAGTTCCCGCGCTAGGGCCTCGAACTTCGCCACGCTCTCAGGGTGGAACGTCATGCCCTCGGGGGCCTTCAACTCGTACTTCTCTGGCACACCTACGGGCTTCGCGTCTGCCTCAGCAGTCCGCACCTCACCGGGAGGGGGCGCGGCTTCCACGGGCGCAGTAGTTGCCACGCTTTCAGGGGCCGCGATGGGGGTAGTTTCATCAGGCATTGGTGGAATCCTCCTTGTCTTGTTTCATCGCTTCGGACTGCATGAGCAAATACTCATCTGGGCAGATGGTCATAACCTCAGACAGCAATTCCAGCCCCAGGGAGCGCCTGCCCATGAACCGACCCAGCAGGAGGGGTTCCGTGCCCACGGTGTCTAGGAACACACCACAGGAGCCCAGGAGCGCCCACAGATAGCGCCTCCCCCCGATGGTCGCCATGATGGCCCGGAGGTCGTTCTTGTGCTGGTCCTCCGCGTGCTTGGCGCGGGTCTTCTTGCTCTTGACCTGTTCGGGGTCGCCGGAGTTATAGGGTTCAGGCTGCATTCAGCCCTCCCTGCTGGCCCATCTTCCCGAGGAGGGAATCAGGGTTAGCTTCCGAGTCGTTGAGAGTCGCGGCAGTCTCAGCAGCGGCTTGGGTCTGCGCCTGCTTCTGCATCGCATCCTGTTGCGCCTTGCGTGCATCGCGGATGGCTTGCTTGGCATCGTCGTCGTTCATGATCTCTGCCGGGGAACCCGTCAGATCAGCGAACGCAGCGATGGTCTTGTCGAGGTCCAGGTTGTCCCATGCGGTAGGATGGAGGTTCATGGAGACCTGCTGAGCAGCAAGCTCACCCACGAATCCCACGGTCTGCCGGATCGAGCCCACGCCCGCGAGCTTCATGGCCTTCGCCATCTCGGAGACGTATTCGACCGTGATGGGCACGCCCTGGAGTTCTTCGGGAGCCTCGGGGATCAGGCCCTCTGTCTCCTGCATGATCTCGAAGGTTCGTTCAACCAGCTGGTCCAGCAGTTCATCGTTGAGCCGAAGCATGATGGGTCCGAGGGTCTGGACCTTCTCTTCGATCCTGGCTCGGATCTCTTCCGCCGTGATGTTCGAGCGGTTGTCGCCGGCCAAGAGCAGGAAGATGTCAACGAACAGGGCCTTGTTGATCCGCTGCTCATACCGGGCGATCTTGTCTTCCACGGCTACCAGGGGGGCGTTGCTGATCTGGAAGGTGGGCGAAACGGTCGCCGAATCAGTCCCGCTCACGTAGTTGATGCCACCGGGGAGCTGAGTTATCGGCGTGTTCTTGAGGCCAACCGGGACGTTGAGGGTGGGATCAACCACCTTGTCCAACAGGGTCAAGCTCTTCGATTCGAGCCGTTGCAGGCCCTTGACTGTGCCAAACACATCCATCAAGGGGCTGAACCCGTAGGCGTCACCGTCCTGCACATCCCACCGGGGAGCCAGGATGGGGAACGTGTTGGAGCCCGAATGGCTCAGGAACTTGCCCTTCTCGCTGGGCTGCCAGTAGATCGAGCGGAAAGCCTTGTGGATCGCCAGCGGGGAATCGGGGTTATGATCCGGGTTCGGCTCGACTGCGTGATAGACATCCGTATATGCTTCAATGTTTGTATTCGCATTCGCTGCTTGCTGGATCTCAAGCGAGCAGTTCTCAGCCCCGAAGCGCCCGATCATCTGGCGATAGGTCCGCTGGTATTCCCGGTAGCAGGTATCAACCCGCATCGTGCCGGAGGTTGCCAGGGAGTAAGAGCCAACAGGCAGTGGCTCCAGGCGGATGATGCTGTTCTTGTCCTTGTTCAGCGCGGTCGCGTTCGTGCCGTAGATCAGCAGATCGCGGTAGATCGAGGGCAGGGCCGTGTAAAGGTTCGACTTCCGGAACACGTCCAGCATCTTGTCCCGGAGATCATCGAGATAGACGCGCACGGCCTGCTTCTTGTTCAGTTCGGGATATGGGGTTTCCAGCGAGAACCAGGGTCGGGATGGATTCGTGATCCCATACATGAGCCCGCGCACCGCAGTATTGACCGCGAACGTCACCGTCTCGTTCAGGATCTTCTGGTTGCGCCGGTCACCCCGGTTGCGATCCGTGACGAGGAATCTGCCAACGCGTGGCAGGGAATACTTGTTGAGGTCCATCCAGTGCTGCAACCAGGAAGAATCGCGCTCGCTTTTCAGTGCAGTGCGTCTTTGGTTGATTTGCTCCAGCAGCAGGGAGGGGTTCATGGTTAGCTGCCCAGCAACTTCTTCCCCTGGGGAGTGCCAGCAGGCACGCCGCCCCCGAGGATGGTGGAGAGATACCCCTTCTTTTTCCTAGCCTTGGCCGTGAAGTCATCGAAGGTCGGAGCCGCCACCGTCTCCGTCAGCTTCTTGGTGTCCGTGGTTTCGTCGGCCACGGGGGCCTTGGCCTGTGCCTCGTTGCTGTTGCCGCCCTTGGGCTCGGAAGCCCCGAGGGTGTTGGTAGTCCTGCCCTGTTCAAGCCCTTCGGCGCTCAGGGATTCGTTATAAGCCTTGCTTCCGGCAAGCGCCCGTTTCCCCGCATAGCTAAGCCCATGAACTGCCAACCCAACCAAGGAGAGATCAGTGGGGCTAACCTCAAACTTGACGGCAGCCTGCGCCTTCTTCTTAGCGGCTGTGGCCCGCTTTACTGCGTTGGGCATCTGTGTCGCGGCACCCGTGACAATCTGTTCCTGCCGTATGAGGCGCTGTTCCTGGGTCATGTTTGCGGGGATGGTGACGGGGGTGCCTTCCTGGCTATCCCTGCCCGACCCATAGGCGTCCATATCCCGCGCTAATTCTTTCGCCGCTTCTCGGTCAGCCTCCGTTTCCGGGCCGAAGTGTTCCTTGAGATCCTTCAGTTCTTTTTCGTATTTATCCTCGTCATCGTCCTTGCTGTTATCGCGGGACTTGCTTCCGCTGTCCGCTTTACTGACGCCAGCGCCACCAGGGCCGTCGAAGTGCGGCAGGCCCGTCTTGGGATCAGTCCGGCCAGATCCGCCCTCAGCCTTGAGCTTCGCGGCCTCTTCCGGGGTGATGTGCGCAAGCACCGTGTCAGCGCCAGCCGTCTGCTTGCCAGCCTTGCGGATCATCTCCGCAGCCGCCTGGATCAGAGCCTTCTTCTTGGAGTCGGCCATCATCTCACCTGTTGGTATGCGCACTTCGCGCCCTTGTGTTCGGTTTCGAGGGTAAGAACCCGGTCCCGCATGTCCTTCTGCTCTTCCAGCACATCCCGCAGGTCTGCGCGGATGCCTGACACCATGGAAATTAGGATCGTGATCAGCACCGACAGGAGCACGCCGGTCAGGAGGAGGAGCACTTGTACAGCAGGACTCATCGCAATTTCCCCCCCGCATAGCCGATTGCGATGCCCACCGCTACGCCCTCGATGCGCCCCAGCCACCGCTGGGACTTCGAGGCATGCTTCTGGGCCTCCAGTGCCAGTTCGAGACCGCGCGCCCGCTGCTCGCTGGTGATCAGCGCTCGATCCTTGGCGTCAAGCGCGGCGCGCAGCTCGGAAACCTCGATCTTCAACGTCCCAATTTGCTGGTCCTGGGTGTTGATGATCTGGTCCTTCAGGGAATCCACACTCCCATCGACCGGAGCACCCGCAGAAGAGGCTCCACCCATGGAAGCGGAAGCGACGAGAGGATGGGGAATGGCACCCTGGGCCTTGGCCAGCTTTGCCTTGAGGGCCGAGAGGGCTTTGTCCTGATCCTCAACCGTCTGTCCCGCCTGGTCTGCCAGCGCCTTGTGTGCTTGAGATTCCTCGGTGAGCGCATGGACCTTCCCCTTCAATTCCTGGGATTGCTGGATGGCCTTGTCGATCTGGAGGTTCTTGTGGCCGGAGTAGTAGCCGAGGCCCCCTGCTGCCAGCAGGAGGACGAGAGCGAGGGCGGCCCAGGCGCGGAGGGTCATGGCTTAGGCCCCTCCGGCTTGCGATACGCGGCCCCGGCGAGGATTGCCAGCGGCCCGGTCGCGGCTAGGAACGCGGACACAGCCCCGTTACCCACATCGCCACTTGTCGCGATTTTGTAGGTGATGGAGCCACCGATCCCAAGCGCAGCAATCACCAGGGTCCATGTCGCCCAGATCAGTTGCGCCCTCTTGGTCGACTCTGGCCGGTCCCGGCGGATCAACCGCAGGAATAGGCCAGGAGTCGGGGTCGGCTCGCACATGCTCAGCCCTTGACCGCGCTCTCGATGGTCTTGGCCTTCGCCTTCAACTCGGCTTCCTTGGCCTTGAGGCTGGTCGTGTGCTTGCGGTAGACCAGCAGACCAGCGACGAAGCCGACCAGCGTGAAAATGGCAGCGGTGATGATGTAGCTCATGCAACCTCCTGGAGAATGTGTTGTGACGCCGGTGTTCTCTTAGCGGCCATCCAACCCGAGACATCAAAGCAGGGACACAACTTGATCCACTCGTTGGGCTCGACCTGCCCATCCCCATCCAGATCGGGCGACAGGTCGCGGTGTCCGCAGACCCGCGCACCTTCGAAACGATCCAACAAGGATTCGACCAGGAGCTTTAGTGAGTCCCACTGTGCCTGTGTGTAGAGGCCTATGCTGCCATTTCCTATTCCGCCGATCAGCGCAATGCCCAGTGATGTCTGGTTGTAGTGATGCCCTTTGACGGCGGCGTGGGCGCCAATCTGCTCCTCTGGACGACCAACGATCAGGCTCCCATCCACCTGGACCAGGTAGTGGTAGCCGATGTCCGAGAATCCACGCGCCAAGTGGCCCTGCCGGATGGTCTCCCGACTGACGGCTTTCCCGTTCGGCGTGGCCGTGCAGTGGATGACAAGCAGATTAATGGGGCGCATGGGGCGGAACGTCTCCGTCCCCAATGTCATGTCTTTAGGTGATATGTCGCATTATCCTATATTCCTATTTAGGCAACTGAACGACGAAGTACTATCTGCTCCTTAACGATCTGCCGTACTCTGATCCGGGACAACCCGAACCGCTCCGCTACCTGCTTCTCTGTGAGCGTGGCACGCAGTTCATAGACATTCGCGTCCCGCTGGTCCATGTCGAAGTCACGCGCAGCACGGTGGGCCAGTCCAGCAGCGTCCGCCGCGCCCTGGGCCTTGAAGACGTCATAGAGGAGGGTTTCCAGGAAGAGGTTGGTCATGCCGCACCCCCCGCCTGCCAAACCTCGCGCTCCCGTGTCCGCCGCTCCACATCCGCGTGGATAGCCTCCAGCATCCCATCCGGAGCACCGAGCGCACGGTATGCCTTCTCCAGAACCTCATACGGCCCCTCGAACAACCCTTGCGGCCCCCTGAACCCACAGCGCAGCAACGCAGCCCGTGAGCCATGGCCGCCTGGAATAGCCATGTAGGCCCAGGCGATAGCGTCATCGAACCGGCCAAGCTCCAGACTCAGCACGCCAGCCATGAAGGCCAGCTCAGCCATGCCGGGATAGATGCCCAGGCCCTTGGCGCATTCAGCGATGGCAGCTTCCTTGCGCCCCATCTCATTCCAACACACCGCCGAGCGGTAGCAGGCCCAGGCCCGCGTCTCATTGCTGCCGTCCATCCCAGAGCATTCATGGTAGGCGTTCACCGCGTTCATCGGTCTGCCCAGGTTCTCCAGCGTGGCCCCGATGTAATAAGGCCAGCGGGGGTTGGTTGGCTCCTCCCGGCTCTGCGCCTGGAGGTTGACCAGATCCCGCTCCAGCCTCGCGGCCAGCGCCTCCTTGCTCTTGGGCAACTCCCTGAACCGGACCCGTGGCATGAGTGCCGAGCCCCCCGCTGCCTTGTATTCCTCGTGCGCCAGCAGCCCGTTGAACGTGCCGCGCGCCGGGAGGCGGAAGAACCGCTCCTTGCAATACTTCCCGGAATCCTCTAGCACCAGGACGGTTTCAACCGCGTCCGGCAGGGACTCCAGAAACGCCCGCACGTCGAACCCATTGCAGATCATCCGCTCATCCGTGTCCAGGGTGCAGGCCCAGTCGCCCAGCTTGGCTGCTTCAGCCAGCGCCAGGTTGCGCCAGTCGCCATAGTTCCCGCCCGCGTCATTGCGAACCACGGTCAAGCCCGGCCCGCAGATGCTCTTGGCGATGTCCAGCGTCCGGTCCTGGATGCCGTTGTCGATGATGAGGTTGATATCCGCGAAGGGCTGCACGCTGAACAGCGCGTCCGCGATGATGGACTCGTTGCCGTTGGATATGGTCGTTGTGACGATCTTCATCCCTCCACCTCCGGCCCCTCGGGGAGCGGCATCCAGTGGGTGACCCTGAAATCCAATCGGCTATCCCGCTGGAGCCAATCCCCGCTGTGATCAAGTTGTGCAACCCACACCAACCCTGTGGCACCGTAGGTTTCCGAAAGCTCATCATCATCCCACAGTGCCCAGGCTAATACTGGGGCACCATACTCCGGCATCCTCTCCGCACAGGGGATCCAGCGGTGCTTCCGAGCCTCTCGCCAGTAGGCCAAATCCCTTCGTAACAAGAGAACATACATGAGTTGGCCTCCATCAAAGGTAACCTTCTCGGGTGGAAATCTTGTGGCAAAATGCCCGCGCCCCTCACTGTCAAGGCTTATACCAAGCTCTTTCGCCAGCTCCTCGATCATGGTGTATCCGTGCTCGCTCATTACCATCCCTCCCCAGGGAAGAACTGCTGTGTGGTTGCCATGTGCGGCTTGCCCCGGTTGGAGTCATAGCCGATTGAGATTGCTGCCGGTTGATCGGGTATTGCGAAGGTCAAAGCTAAGCTGTCCGCGTAGTCGGGAGATCGCCCCAGCCGCTTCTTGATGAGCTCCTTGGGCTCGATCCAGAACTTGCCGTTGGTGAACGAATACGTGGGCGTTGTTAGCTCTGCCACCAGCGGAGGGCATGGAGGCAGCGCACCCCCAGCCTTGACCCACTTGGACATCTCCAGATACATCTCAGAGCGCTTGTTGCCGTATTGGCTATTCGCAGCAGGGCCGTTGAATAGGACACCCATGGGAGAGCGCCCAGCCACCCGCAGCGAGTCGAGCACACCGTCAGCCCAGCCGCCTGTGGAATCCAGGATCTCAACCTCAAAGGGCCAGTTCTGGTTGGCTATCAGGATCCGGGCCGCGATCTGGTTGGACAGCGCGTTCCGCATCTCCACGGGAGGGAACGCCGCGAGGCCCTGGCGTGGGAACAGCACCGTGCGGTCATCCCCATACAGCGCGATATCCACCCCTAGCCGCCGCTGTGACCATTCATAGTCCGGGGCTTTCAGGTGCTTGCCCATCGCGGCCTCAACCTCCTGGATGGAGAGCAGCGCATTCATGGCGGTCGGCGGGAACTGGCCCAGGATGTAGGCCATGACCCAGGCATTCTCCCGCCCATGGTCTGAGATCATCTTGGCCGCAAACTCGACCGGCACCCTTGGCGTGCGCTTGGGGTCGTCAGGGTCAGCCGTGATCGTGATGAGGTGCCAGTCCTCCCGCCTGCTGTTCGAGGACTCATAGAGCATGCCCGTCTGGGAGGTGGGATTCCCGGCCTGGAGGATCTTCCCCCATTTACAGTTTGACAAACCCTGCTCCGCAGCGCGAAGCACACTTGGGTTGATATCGCCCGATTCGTCTATCAGATAGAGAATGTATTCGCTGTGCAGGCCGCTAAGTGTTCGCCCCTGCTCCTCCGGGTTGGCCGACTTGGCGAAGGATCGCGCTTCGAGGAACCAGTCGGCGGGCTTCTCCTTGCTAAAGCACCGCTCCTTGGTCCACTCGAAAGCCTCCTGGAGATACTGCGAGCGATACCGCCACTTCGCCATCTCAGGCCACAGTCCATTCCGAAGGTTGGCCTCAGTCACGCTCAGCGCCGCGCCCTTGGGGTGCTCCCCAGCCCGCGCATAGCAGGCCAGGAAGTTCCAGCCGCACCAGGCCAGCACCGCAGACTTGCCAGGGCCAGCACAGGCCTTCATCCCAATCCGCTGCTTACTGGGATCAGCGAACGCCCGCAGCGCGTCAATCTGCCACAGGTCAGGCTCGACCCCGAACTGCTCCCGCACGAAGAGAACGGGGTCTTCACGCCATGCCTTGATCTTGGCTTGGGCTGGGGTCATTTCTCCCCCCAGCTGCCGTCAATAATGCTTTCCAGCCCGCCAGCAGGGCCTTGCTTCTCTGGCTTGTTCGCCGCGATCAGGTTGGAGGCCATGGCCGCGCTCTTGTTCGCAGTCTCAGCCAGTGCGGCGATGGGGCGCAGATCCTCTACCGTTGCGTCAGGTGGGAGCGCCTTAGCCTGTGCCTTCGACATGGCTTGCAGGTGCTTGGCTGTCTCCACCCCGTCCTGTGCCGCTTCCGCGTAGTCCTCGCTCATCACCTGGAGCCGGTCGGCAATGGAACGGATTACCCGCTGTTGGGAAACGGGCTTAGACTTAATGGCTGACTCAACCTTGACTAGTTCCACCGCAAGGGTTTTCGAATCTTCCGCCTGTTGGGATACTCGTTTCGAAATAGACGTGGGGGAGATCCTGTATTTCCTCGCCAAGTCGGCAGCGGTTTCCCCTAGGGCCAACCTACGGAGGAGATCCTCCCATTGGCTGTCCGTCAGTTTGCTAGGCCGTCCCATACCCCTCCCTGTGATCTGTGCTCATTCCGCTGTTCCTCGTATTGCCTAAGCATCTCCTTCCGCTCCACGTCCGGCAGCGCCTTGAGCGCAGCGTCGAGCGCCTGGTTTGAAACTCCTCCCGGTCGCCTACGGGTCTGCTCCGCGGCTATCAGGGCTTCGATGACGGCCACAGGATCAGACCGGAACCATGAGATCAGCGCCGTGTTCGCGGTCCACTTGTCGGGGCCTTTGGATGTGGCGGTGAGGGCGAGGGAGCGGAGGGCTTGGAGTTCGCTCATGCGGCCACCTCACGACTGTATTTCTGGATGTAACCCTGACATTCCTCAGCACATCGGGGCGGAAGTTCCATACCGCGTTCGCCCGTTTCAGCTAGGATGAAGGTCAGGAAGTCCGCGAATTCGTGCTTGCCCATGGTGTGCGTCTCGAATCCTAGGGGGACGAGAATCCCGCCAGGAGTCAGGGCATACAGGCCAGAATCCCCGTGTTCGCGCCGGAAGTCAGCCAAGTGCGCTACCTTCCAGGCTTCCTTGGCAACGAAGATCGGGTTCCCGTTCACTACCATTTGGATCTTCTTGGCCCATAGGGTCAGGATTGGCCAGAGCAGCCGGTTCTGCTCTACCGTTCGGGTCTCTTCATGGATCTCCACCCAGAAGCCATCCGGGGCCGCCATGATCGCCTTGCAGGCGTTCGGACGCGATGGGTGCGGGAGCGGCTGGAGGCAGTAGGGCGGGAAGGATGTCATGCCGCCACCTCCCCGCGCGCGATCTTCCCCAGGACGATTGCAAGCAGGGCGCGCTCGCTCCCAAATTCATCCAGGAATCGCTTGTGGGTGTAGGGAGATTCCCCGTTGTTCCAATGGTGAAAATGGCAGAGCGGGATCATTTCCAGGTCGCTCGCCTTCTGACCCCTGCCGTATTGCTGGCCGTCCTCGCGTTCTCGAATATGATGGCCCTGGGTCGGGCTGGTCTGTTGCTCCCCCGTGATCCCGCAGGCTACACAGGGCATGGACCGGATGAGTTTCCGGTGCTCGGGGTCTTGTGGGCGCTTCGGGTGCAAGCTGCTCACACGGCCTCCTCATAGCTAGGACGAGGTTCAACCCAGCTCCCCGTCTCCCGCTCGGCCTCCTCGTAGCGGCTTATTTCCCCGCGCCAGGTCAGCGGAATCGTTCCACACGGGCCATTCCGATGCTTGGCGATGTGGAGCTCCGCTGCCTTGTCCTGGAGTTCGGGAGGCAACCCAGCGCGCACGATGCGATGGATGAACGCCACAATGTCCGCGTCCTGCTCGATGCAGCCGGAGTCCCGCAGGTCCGAGAGCTGGGGCTTTCCATTGGATCGCTTCTCGATCTCACGATTGAGCTGGGAGAGCACCACCACGGGCAGGCCACAGTCTTTCGCCATCAGCTTAAGTTCGCGGGAAATTTCCCCGATTCGCACGGCCTCGCTCTTCTTCGCGGACTCGGACGGCGAACTCACCAGCTGGAGATAATCCACCACGACCAGCCGCAGGTCATGACGGGCCTGCAAGCGTTCCACCTTGCCCCGAATCTTCTGGATTGTGGTCCCTGCTCGGTCGTCCAGGTGGATGGGCCGCTCGTCCAGTTCCCGCTGTGCCTCCTGAAGGTAGGGATATTCCTCGGGCTTCAGGTTCCGCAGGTCCAAGCCGGAGAGATCAGCCAGGAGCTTCCGGGTGACCTCCTCCCGGTTCATTTCCAACGAGAACAGGGCCACATCGTGGAGCGCGGAGGCCCGGAGGAGCCAGTTGAGCGCGAGCGTTGTTTTCCCGATGCCGGGACGGGCCGCCAGGATGATGAGTTCCCCCGGTTTGAATCCCCGCGTCAATCCATCCAGCCGGTAGTATCCCGTTCTGAGACCGAATCTCGACGTTCCAGCCGCCTCGGCGAGTATCTGGGCAACTACCGCAGAGGTTACCGCCCCAACAGCCACGGGGCCATCCTCCCCTTGGCATTGGGCCATCTGGGCTAGGGTCGAGCAGGCGGATTCCACGATAGAATCCGGGTCCGTCTCCTCGGTCGCCTCGGTGACCAGGTGGGAACCCAGCCGGATCAGGTCGCGGAGCTTCCGCTTGGCGCGGAGAAGCCCAACCAGGACGCTCGGCTTGCCTACCTCGTCGCCGCCGAGCAGTTCAACGAGACCGGCAAAACCTCCCAGGCGGTCCAGCTCCTTGTGGGACTCCAGCGCGGCCTTGAGGCTGAATGGGGTAACCTCCTGGCGGGCATTCACCACGTCCTGGAGAGCCACGAGCAGCGCACGGTGCCGGGGGTCTACGAAATCACCGGCCTCGAGCTGCGGGGCGAAGAATGCCGCCGCCTTGTCCGCGCCGGGAGCGCAGAGGGTCGCCAGCAGGGCGCGCTCGCTCTCGGGATCTTCGGGAAACTTCTCGGGGAGGTAGGTCATGAGGCAGATTCCAGCGGTAGCGCGGTTTTACGGACGGTTTCATTCGTGACGTGCGCTTGGTAGTAAGCCCTGAACGGCGCGTCACGGGACTTGCCGAAGAAGTGCTGAGGCCCCTTGATCCACTTCCCGCCCCGCCATTCCCGCACCGCCCGCTCAGAGATCGCCACGCAGACGGACAGGTCCGCCCCCTGGCCCTGGATCTCCAGGAGGTTTGCGCCCACCTCAGACCAGGACACGCCAGGGACAAGGGTTTTCCCGTCCGGCTGATAGTCGCCCTGCTCGGGGGTAGGCCACGGAATGGACCTGATGGCCTTGATGGCTGAAACGATCTCTGCCGGGAGGGCTTTCGTCCACTTCGGCTTGCGCTTTGCCTTCTCGGGACCGGCGTTAGCCGGGGGGGTCCCCGCCCCCGTAGGGGGTAGGGGGTTATTCTTTTCTGATTCTGACTCTGACTCTGAAGGCGACACTTCTGCGACACGCTGAGCGAGTCGCTTAGCGATAATTTCTCCTGTCGCTATGTCTTCGCTAGGCGAGTCGCTTAGCGATCGCTTAGCCCATCGCTTCTCGTTCGTCTTCTGTGCCCCGAAGCGATGAGCTTCAGACTTCGCTTGAGACTCGGCCCGTTCCTTCTCTAGGCGACGGCTCATCAGCCCACCTTCTACCGGGGCGAAGAAGGCTTGCAGGCAGGCCCAATGCTTCTTCATGGTCCGCAGATCCACCTTCGCCCGGGTGGCCAGAATCTCAGGGGATGCCGGGATAACAGGGGAACGCCAGCAGAGGCACCAGAGGCGCACAAGGATGCCCTGGGCTTCGAGCGGGAGCATGTCTACCTCTTCATCCAGGAGGTAGTCAGCCGCGTAGAACTTAAACCAGGGGTCCATTACGCCGCCTTCCCCTTGAGGCTCTTAGGCTGAGACTCGATCCACGCCGCCCGGTCCTCCGGGGTGCGCCGGGGGTCTTCCCAGGGCTTGACAGAGAGGATTCCTTTGTCGAGGAGCCAGATGTGGACCTTCCGCTTGAGGTTCATGCCGCACTCCTAACCTTGGAGAGCCGGATAATCTGGGCTGGGCTCAGACTGTTCAACAGGTCAGTTCCCGCCAGGATCGCGGTTTCCTCTTCTTCAGCCTCGACATCGGCTTCGTAGTGGAAGATGTAGCGAAACTTACGGGGCTGGTCGGCCCCCTCCGTGGGAAGGGGCTTCACGGTTTCGTTGTATGCCGCGTTGACGGACTTCTCGCCGGTCAGGACAGCAGCCTTCACATCGTCATCGGCACGGTCCAGGACGGTGCGGATGCGCTCCACTTTCCGTTCAGAGATGCCGAGAATCTTGGCGGTCTTGGAGCTGGAACGGGCAGGTTCGGATTCCTCTATGGGTTCATGGTCATTTGATTGTGCGCCACATGGCGCACTATTCGCCTTCCCCATCACGCGGCCCTGCTCTTCCCTGCTTCTCCGCTTATCCAGTTCCCCCACCAGCCGAATAAGGTCCGCATCCGTCAGGTTGCGCCGGTCGCGTTGCCGGGAGAGGGCATAGCGCAGGGCTTCGTCCTCGTCCTCGAACGGGAAATACATGCAGGGGATGAGCCCAAGGCCAGAGCGTTTCGCCGCCTTCAGTCGGGTATGACCATCCACCACGAGCCCGTGCCAGACCGCGATGGGCTGGCCTGGATCGTAGCCGCCTTCCTTGATGGATGCCGCGATAGTCTCAACCAAAGACGGATTGATCGGGAACAGACTTGAGAACGGATCGCCCGTCTTCAGATCATGAGGCTTAACCTCGTATCGAAGCGTCTCCCCCTTCATGCCACGTCTCCCAGATCCACGCGGATCTTCCCCCGCTTGGACACGGAATTGATGGCCTCCCGAACTCCGATAGCACAGATTTTTGTGGACTCACCATGGACACCGCTTTCCAGGTGAGTGCGGCGGATCGAGTTCAGAATCAGGGGTTTCCCACCTTCGGCAAATACCCTTTGAGCGCGGTTCATGTCGGGGATGGCAGATCCCTCGGCGACCATTTTCATGAAGAGTCCGAACAAGCCCTTGTGAATATTTTCCGCGATACCCTCATGTTCCCCAACCATAGCCCGCTGGAATATCAGGGCGCTTTCACACACGCCAGCATCTACCGCGAAGGTGCGGATAAGCGTGGCCGGGAATGCGATGACGTGGAGACAGTTGCTCTGTGCGACCTTCAGGCCAAGCCTGGAAAGCATCTTTTCGCACTTCACATACAGCGGGTTCCCCTCCACGAGCGAGGCGCGATAGAGGTTGTAGGAGGTTACTGTCGCCCGGTCTTTGTTGCAGGTGCGGAACTCTTTCGCCTCATGCTCTCTCCCCTCGCTGATCCAAATAGTGCAGGGGACCTGCTCAATCCCGCGCCGTCGAGCGACCTCCAAGCGATGCTGGCCGTCCACGACGAAGAGATGACCCGAGCCGAACCGATCCGCGATGTTCAGCGATCCGAACGCAGCCCAAGAGAACTCACGCGCAAACTTGGCGATGTTCTTCTCGTTGAGCGTGCCGCGCTGGTAGGACTCGTCAACCTCGATTCTGGACACGTTAATCCAGCGGGTTCCGGGCTTCTTGGTATTGCCTGATGTGATGTTGTGCGTTATACTAGTCATGTTGTGTTACCTTTCTGCGCGTTGCGCAAGTGCCCCGGTTCCCGCCGGGGCTTCGTTTTTGTATGGGGACGCGATGTCCTCCAGAAAAATGACCGTGTGCGGCCCGCCCTTGCGACTCACCACCTGCCGGAACTCCATCTGGCAGACGTCCGGGTTGTCGTCGAGGATGAGGCGCTGTTCCTTGATGCAGTCCACTACTGCTTTAGCCCCGGATACCAGATTGTCCTGATCTAGAACCTTCCGTCCGTGCCGCTCGATGATCAGCTTTCGTGGGCCGGTGGCCTTGGGAATCTTCGGGAGCTTGTTAAGTGCGGAGACAAGCAGCCAGCCGAACGTCTCTTTGAGGCGCATTCGTTCCCGAAAGTGCATCCTCAAGGTTTCGTTTCCACTTGGCGTCGCGGATGGAATTATTATTTCCCAAATCATGCCGCATCTCCACCATTCATAAATTTACCGTGCATTAGTTTCGCGGCTTTCACGTAGGCTTCATGTGCCTGTGATACTGTTTTGAATACTCCAAGATGCTTGCGAATTCCAAACGCCCAAATACTAGCGATCCAAGCGTTTGCTGATTTACTCCATGTGACACCTTTCTCTCCACTGGTATTGTTTTTACGCTTGTGCGAGTTCCACATATTTTCCGAATGGGTAGCAAGACGCAAATGGTCTGGATTAACACATGATGGGTTATGACAAATATGATCAATCTGTATGTTTTCAGGTATGCGTCCGTTGGCCATTTCCCATGAAATTCTATGGGCTAGATAAACTGAGTTTCTAACCCCAAAAACACCATATTTACAACGATTCAAAGCTCCTATCCATAACCAGCACCCAGACATTGGTTCAAAGGACACCTTGGCGAAAAACCTTTTTGCTAGATCATTAGATGTCACGATTTTCCAGGTCATCCCATCAGCCCCACAATCAGCGACGGCAGAACGCCCAGCAGCAGCGCCAGGACGGCCACGATGCCCCACTGAACGCTTTCCTTGTCGCGCATCAGAACCGCCAGGTCCACGACATAACCAGCCCACCGCTAAGGGTTGCGGCCACATCCCCAGCCTCGCAGGAGTGAGTCTTGGGGTGGGCTTTGTCGTAGGCTTCCTTGGCGAGTCCTACCGTGAGGGCCGACGCGAAGCCCCAGAGCCTCGGGTGTTCTGACCCGCAGGCCTTGGATACCCCATAGCCCGCGACGTAGGCGACGGCCCCGGCTGCGGCGTGGTAACCCTTATCGGAAGGGATTCCGCCAGCACACAGAGGCGCGCAAAGAATTATAGATAGGGCTGTTCGGTTCATGGGATACCTCGGAATGGGTTTGCACCCAGCCTAGATAGGATGATACAGGGAATCAGATGAGATTCCGCCCCGTGTGGCTCGATGGATTGCAAGAGCGGTCTTGCGGGAGCAGAAGATACGATTGAGTGCCTTGCGGATGGTGGGTTCGGAAAGTCCAGCTCTCGCAGCCAGGCCCGTCACACCACCCCACCGTGTGAGGTCGTATCCATTGAGTGTTGAGTCGTGTCGTCTGCCCATGCCCCCAATATAGTTTGACACCTAGCCGTGTCAAGAAAAATAATTCTGAAAATTTCTCTTGACACCGAAACTGGTGGGCCTAACCTGGGGGTATTGAAGCACGGAGCTACCCCATGATCCTAGCCTACAGCCCCACCCTGAACCGCGACGTTGACCTAGCCAAGCTGAACGATTCAGAGCGTGCCGCGCTGCGCCAGGACATGGCCTCTCCGCTCTGGCACAACGCGGCCCCTGGGATTAAGCGGGTCATTGAGGCTGCTGTGAATGGGGCGGAGAAGGAGTAGACCCCATGATCCCCGACACCCTCGAAGAGTGGCACGAACGCACCGGACATTAAGCCACAACCATCCTTTTCGTCCCTGTCGAGACAGGGGCGGCGATCTGAGACAACCTGGGTGCCGAGGCGGCTTACCCGTGGCCATCTACCACACCGCCAGAGTCATCGTTACTACCCGCAGATGATCTAGGAACGGAGCGAGCGGGCCGTGAACCTAGACGCCCAGGAACTGTTCCCGCTCTGCTTCGGCATCGGGCTTAAGTCCTCGCAAGAGGCCCCGCTTGGAAAGCTGGCAGAGGGGAAAGAATCCCTCGCACTACCCCATCTACTAACCGAAGTCGAAATTAGTAGTTCCCATCAACCCCATGCCTCGCGCATCCGTGCGCCACAGGAGGTTCCATGTCCCGGAAGACCAAGCGCAACCAGAACCACATCGCCGACCCCGCCCGGAAGGCCCGCTGCACCAAGAACCACAAGGAGCGCATCGAGCGGGCCTTCAAGGCGTACGTGCCCAACTTCGCCACCAATCCCCACTGCAACCTGCCCTTCGTCAACCGCAGCCAGGAGAACGGCTACCGCGGCCCCGAGGGCGAGGACAACAAGGCCCAGCCCGCGGCCTAGGAGGCGTCTATGCGAATCCCCAGGCTCCACCCACTCCGGCCACGTCCGGTCCCTCCGCGCACCCCTGCGCCGCTGAAGGAGAAAGCAGCATGAACGCCCGCTACAAGCGCGAACTCAAGCCCAAGCGCGGGGACATGTGCCCCATCTGCCGGACGGAACACCTTGACCACGAGGCCGAGGTAGATGCCGCCAGGTGCTTCGACTGCATGCAAGACGAACAGGACTTCATCCATGGGCGCCACGAACTCAGAACCATCCTCAAGGAGGCTATGTGAACTTCGGAATTTCAGACGGCAAAACCGCTGCGGGTAGGGAATGCCCCGCGCTCTTCGTGATGGCGGGATCCAGGTCCAGCGATGGACAGATCACCATCTCGGGGGAGATCAAGGAACAGACGGGGGCCGAGCTGCGAAAGCTCGCTGACCGGGCGGATGCCTCCTGGGCCGCGTGGCAGGAATACCGCCAAGAGATGCTGGACCTGGAGGCCATCCGCAAGTCCCGCCTGCACCCGGTCATGGAGGACGTTTGCAGCCAAATCCTGCGGCCCTGCCCGCTGACTGATGAGGTTGCATCGTGAGCAAAGCCCTTCGAGATGCCGCCGCCCTTATGGCTGCGCGACTCCGCATCTTCCGGCGCACAGCTCAATTTGCTACCGAGCGCGAAGCCCGTGTGGATCTGGCCCCCTGCGAGATGTGGGAGCCCGCAGACGATGCCGCGCTGGACGCCTACGAGAAGGCAATCGACGAAATCAACGGGGCGAGGCCCCTGCCCCTGGAGATACCGGCATGAACGAACTCATCCGCAACCTCGACTTCCCCGCTTACCGCGCCCTGGACGGACTCAGCATTTCCAATCTCAAGGTGCTGCGGGACTCCCCCATGAAGTACCGCCACAACCTCATGACGCCGCGGGAGGAAACCGCCGCCATGGCCCTGGGCACCGCTGCACATTGCGCCATCTTGGAACCCGCCAAGATCAAGTCCGAGTATGTCCTGTGGGACGGTGGCACCCGGCGCGGCAAGGACTGGGAGGCGTTCAAGGTGGACAACGCCGGGAAGCGCATTCTCGCCGTGGATGAGTTCGAGACCATCAACGGCATGCGCAAGGCCGTGCGCCAGTTCGCCCCCGCCGCTCGCTATCTGGCGGAGGGCGAGGCCGAGATCTCCATGACCTGGGCCGACCCCGAGACGGGCCGCGCCTGCCGGGGCCGCATGGACTGGCTCACCAAGATCGACGGACGAGACATCATCGTGGACCTCAAGACCACCCGCAGCGCCTCCGCCTTCGGGTTTGGCAGCCAGGCCGCGAAGCTCGGGTATCACCTCCAGATCGCGTATTACTTCGACGGGTTCCATGAGATCACAGGCCGGTATCCAGACATGAAAATCTTGGCCGTCGAATCCAGCTCCCCCTTCGAGCCTGCAATTTTCAGCGTCCCGGAAGACATCATTCTCCAGGGCCGCGAGGAATACCGCAACCTGCTCACCCGGCTTACCGAGTGTGAGCGCACCAATAATTGGCCCCCGGCACTTGAGATCGAGGAACCCCTGACCCTGCCCAGCTGGGTTTATGGCTCTGAGGATTCCGACCTCTCCGGCCTTGGCCTGATCGCGTAAAGGAGCCCCCGTGGCCACCAAAAAACCTACCAATTTCGACGCCTTATATCCCGGTCGTTTCCTCAAGGCCGGGCTCTTCGAGGGCAAGCAGGTCACTCTCACCATCAAGGACGTGGACCTGAATGAACTGGAGGGCGACGACGGCAAGAAGATGAAGGCCATCGTCTCGTTCCAGGAAACTGAGCTGCAACTTGTCGCTTGTAAGACCAACGGCATTTCAATCAAGGCCATGTTCGGCCCCAGCCTCGCCGACTGGATCGGGAAGCGGGTCACCCTCTTCCCCTCCACCTGGAACGGTGAACCCGCCATCCGCGTCTGGGGTAGCCCTGACATCGAGAAGGACATCCCCATCTCGATCACCCTGCCCCGCAAGAAGCCCATCCCCATGACCATGCACAAGGTTGAGTCCAAGAAGATGGAAGGCGTTTCATGAGCTTTGATACCGACCTCGAAATCGGCGGCGCCACCGCCCCCCTCACCGGCACCGTGGAGAATGCGCCGGCCACGATGGTCACCGTGGAGCCCGCCACCGTCCAGACCGTATTCACCGCCGACAAGGCCTTGGATCCCCTCATCGCGCAGATTGCCCAGGTCGTGAAGGCCCACAAACCGGACGTCTCCACCGCCAAGGGCCGGGACGCTATCCGCTCCCTGGCTGCCAAGGTGGCGCGCACGAAGACCTACCTGGACGGGTTGGGAGAGGACCTGGTGCGCGGGTTGAAGGCCCTGCCCACGAAAATCGACGCCAACCGGCGCGCCATGCGGACGCAGCTCGACGCCCTGCGCGACGAGGCCCGGAAGCCCCTGGACGACTGGGAGGCCGAGCAGGAGCGCATCAAGAAGGAGGAGGAGGACAAACGCGCCGCCGAGGCCCTGGCTCTACAGGTGGAGCACGATCACGAGCTCGCCCTCCTCCTGAACGCCGACATCGACCGGAAGCGCGAAGAGGCAAAGCTGGCCGCCGAGCAGGCGCAGCGGGACCGGGAAGAACAGATCCGCAAGGATGCCGCCGACCGTGCCCGCCTCGAGGCCGAGACCCGGGCACGCATGGGACAGGAAGCCTCCATCCGCCGTGAACTCGAATCGAAGCTGGCCCTGGAACGTGCCGAGCGTGAGAAGGCTGAGGCTGAGCAGCGCGCCCGCGAGACCGAAGAACGCCGGGTCCGCGAGCAGCAGGAGTCCGAGGCACGGGCCGAACGCGAGCGCCTCGCAGCTGCCGAACGCGAGGAACAGGCCCGACAGGAGGCAGCCAAGGCCGAACGAGATCGCCAGGCCGCCACACAGGCTAAGGAGGAGGCTGAGCGCAAGGCCCGGGAGGAGGACCGCGAACACCGGAAGATGTTCAACCGCGAGGCGCTGGAAGACATTCGGAAGGCCCTCACGGAGTCCGACACCGATCCCGCCGTTTCTATCCTCACCGCCATCGCAAAGGGCCAGGTCCGTCACACCTCTATCGCCTACTAACCCTCTCTCCCCCTGCCCCCGGCGACCCGGCAGCAGGCTCGCACTCTACATCCCAACTCTCAGGACGTCTGAGGTTTCGAGCGCGAGAACACCAATGGCAATGGCCCTCCGAATACAAGGGGCGTTCCTGCTGGGGGGAATTTCAACTTGGAGATGACATGAAGATCTCGACAAACAGCGTCATGAGCAGCCCTGATCTCAAATACCAGAGCCGGATTTTCGAGCACCCCAACCCGGTCAATTTCAAATGCCCCATCTGCCGGTCGAAGGCTGATGCGCCCGTGGTGCTGGTTCCGATCCCCGGAACTGAACGAGATGACATCGTGGAGTGCGAGCAGGTCCACGCCGAGTGCTTCGCCCTCCTCCACAAGATGAACAACCTTTCTTGGGTTTAGGAGCCGCCATGACCTCCGCCGAGATCCGCCAAGCCATCGCCAAACACCGAGAGAATCGCCCCGATATGCTCAAGGCTACAGCACCCGAGGCCCCAAAGTGGATGTATGTCGAGTGGCAGAAGTGGTGTGAAGAACTCCGGCACCTGCAAACCAAGCTGGGCATGGCCGAAGCCGAAGAGGCCCCGCGATGGGTTGACGCCGTCACGAAGCAGCCCGTGAAGCCGATATTCTGGACCTACGGGCATTCCGACATCCACCATATCAAGAGCCTGTCGCATGCCGAGGCTGGAAAACTTGGTGGCCGTCCGCGCTCCGCGAACCCATCGAAGGATGCGCTGAGGCTGCGGGAGAAGCGGGCGAAGGTGGCCGCGTGATGCTTCCGGCTATTTTCGCAGAGCAGAACCATTTTTTTGAGTCGTAGCGCTGATCATGTCCACATCCACGAACCATTCTGGAGGATCTATGAATATCAAACTCGGCTTCGAGGTTGGGGCCTACATGCTCCACAAGATGGGTGGGAAGGGTGACGGAACCCTAGTCCATATCGGAAGTATCGAGGAAACAAAGGAAGGGAAGAAGTGGGCCTACATCGACTACGTGCAGGTTTGCACCGATGGCCGGGTCATTGGTGGAGGAAGTTCCGGTAGTTGGGGGGAGAACGAATTCTTCCCGATCATCAGCCCCATACACTTCCTCGCCGCCCAAGTAGCCGAGTGCCAGAAGCGGGGCAAGGAGGCCGAATACAACGCCAGAAAAGCAAAGGAGGAGGAATCCATTCTCCTGGCCGCCATGGACGCCTTGAAATCCGCGCAAACCATCATGACCCAGGCCACGGCCTGAGCCTGTCCAGGAGATCCCCGATGCTCTCTCCCCTCGTCACAGAATGCCGCCGGAAAGACCGGCGCATTGCCCAACTCGAAAACGCTCTGGCGTGGCTCCGGGATGAGTTGACTTCGGAGGGTAGCCCAGACACCCCCGACCACGGCCACGAAAAACGTGGTAGGTGGGACAGCAATGGCAAGCCCTGCGAAGAGTGCGCCGCCTTCCGCAAGGTCTGGGGCCTCGTCAAGCACATCCCCCATCAACCCTAATCTTATGTCCAGGAGCATGACGATGCCAAAATACCGCGTTTACATCGAACAGGTAAACCAGAGTTTTGTGGAAGTTATCGCCGATAGCAAGGACAAAGCCCGAGACAAGGGCTATCGGAAGTGGCGCAAGTATGAAGCCCACTCCCGCGTTTCCTACTGTGAAGAGATCAAGAACGAGCCGAAAGGCTGATGTCCAAATCCATGAACCAACGAAAGGAGAACGCGATGGGCGATCAGAGAAACGGCGGAATCGCCTGGACCGAGGAGACCTGGAATCCAATCCGGGGCTGCTCCAAGGTCAGCACCGGCTGCGCGAATTGCTATGCCGAAGCCATGGCGGCCAGGTTTTGCGGAGAGGGGATGCCCTATGCGGGGCTCGTCACCCCTGGCGGCCAGTGGAATGGCAAGGTCCGCTTCGTGTGCGAGCACCTGGAGGATCCCCTCCGCTGGAAGCGCCCGCGCCGGGTGTTCGTCAATTCCATGAGCGACCTCTTCCATGAGAGCCTGTCCTTCGAGGAGATCGCCTCCATCTTCGGCGTGATGGCCGCTGCCCCCCAGCACACCTTCCAGGTGCTGACCAAGCGGGCCGCCCGAATGCGGGAATGGTTCGAGTGGATCAAGGCCCAAGGGGATGCCCTCAACCCCTTCGAGAAGAGGCGCGTCGGCGAGCGAATGGCTGTCCTCATGGCTCAGTTCGATCTGGTGAACACAGAACAGAAGTTTGGCCCGTGGCCCCTCCCCAACGTCTGGTTGGGCGTAACGGTCGAGGATCAGGCGGCGGCGGATCAGCGGATCCCGGCCCTGCTCCATGTGCCAGCGGCGGTGCGGTTCATTTCCTGTGAACCCCTGCTGGGTCCGGTGAACCTCCGCGAGGTTGCCCCGTGGGATGATTTTTTTACGGATTGCCTGGACACCCCGGATCCAATATGCAGGGTCCATTGGGTCATAGCGGGTGGAGAGTCCGGTCCCCGCGCACGCCCCATGCACCCCGACTGGCCCTGCGGCCTGCGCGATCAGTGTGTGGATGCCGGAGTGCCTTTCCTCTTCAAGCAATGGGGGGAGTGGATCCACCACCCGACAGGGCTCTCGTTCCCCGGCTGTGACCTTCGCGTTTTCCCATCCCTCGGAACTTTCCATCGAGCCGGGAAGCGAGTCGCCGGTCGCTTGCTCGACGGCCAACTCTACGACGCCTATCCAGTGGTTTGAGCCATCACTGTTCGGAAGGCCTGACGATGAAGCGCGACCACATGATCTGTGAGCATGGCATTTCGGTATACCAAGACTGTCCAAAATCGCCCTGGACCCAACCACGAAAGGAATGCCGTGAAATTCCCGAAGCACATCCCGCCGACCCCTGAAGAATCCGCTGCCGTGGACCGTCTACGCGAAGCCATCAAGGGATTGCCGTCCACCCTCCGACTCCAGATCGACCAGTTCGAGGGTGGTCTGTCGGTCCACAAGCAGGATCACCCGATGGTCTACACCAAGATCGCGGACATTGACTGCTGCACCCTCTGATCTCTTGTCCAGATGCGGGAGGCATCCGTGGAGCTGGGAAAAATTATGATCAACAAGGATGGATGGTTCGCCAACACTAAAGAGGGCGACCCCCTGCGTCCCATGTCCCACCTCATCTACCCCAACCGCCACGAGCGAAGGAAGGCACAAGCCATCCACCGTCGAGGCATTCGCAAGGGTCGCTACGACTGGTAGCACCTGTCCAGAAAGGAGAACCATGGCTGGAGCCGACTACCGACACTGTGACATCTGCGGATGCAAGGCGTTCTACGACGCGAACCTGAACTATGAGCAGGGCACGAGTAATTGGGACAACGAGCCCATCCCGAAAGATGAGGAGGCACGAATCTCTGGAGAAGCGAAGCCCTGGGGCTACCGTCTCGACTACCTCGGTGATTGGGCTGTCTTGTGCCGAGACTGCGCCAAGAAGTTCAAGACCGTCATCATCCCCATCGAACCATGAATGTCCAAGAGGTGCCCGTGAAAAACGGCCTCGCCTACATCCGAAAGTTCTACGGGGTGCCCGCCAAGATGGGCGGTCGCGTCCAGTTTTGGTGGCCTCCCACTGACGAACAGAAGGGGACCATCACAGGGGCGAGCGGCCCATACCTCCGGGTCAGATTCGACGGCGAGAAGCGGACCGCATTCCTGCATCCCACCTGGGAAATCACCTACCTGTAACCAAATATCCAGGATCACCTGGAAAAAGGAGCCGTATGTTCACTCTCACTATCCTGGTTGAACACCTGACCGAGGAAGAAGCCAAGGCTGGATTCCGCGCACTAGTGGAAAGCCTTTCCGACGAACTCATCAGCGCCGACGAAACCACTCTCACCGTCCGCGTCCGCAAGGCGTGAATGTCCATCCTCTTCCCGAAATCTGTTTCGGGAACATCACGCAGAACCGCACCGCGAAAGGACCGAGATGCCCACCGAAACCAAACTCGACGCCGGACAAAAACACATCCTCAAGCTGATCGCCCGAGATGCAGACGGCGAAGGCTGGACGCCTGTCAGTTCCCAAATCTTCCCACTGCTTCAAACCACCTTCCCCGCTGCGCTGTTTGAACTCGAAAGCGTGGGCGATGAAGGCAGAGGTCGGGCACGTCTTACCTCTGTCGGTCAATCCGTGCTTGACGCAATGGCTTGGCTATAACTGTCCAACAACATCCCGTCCCAGGAGGACACCTTGAAGAACCTCGAACCTCATCAATACCGCCTGCTCAACGAACGCGCTGAACTGCGCGAAAAGCTCGAAAAGCTCGACCTCTTCATTCATTCGGAGGCGTTCCCCATGGTTCCCCCGCTGGAATGTGACCGCCTCCAGCGGCAGGCGAACCACATGGGCGAATACCTCAACGTCCTCAACGAGCGAGTCGCCGCCATCGAGGCGTGACTATCCAGGACAACGCCATGCCCATCACCGACTACCTGCCCACCAAGCGTGTGAATCTCCCTGATCGCTTCGAGCCAGAGGTGAAGGATCTGTCCTTCCCATGTTGCGCCTGCATCTACGCCGATGCCGACGGCGAGTGGTGCAAGAAGAACTGCGCCCACTACCACAACTGATCTCTTGTCCAGGAGTATGACGTGCCCTACATCGTGAATCTGGAATCTAACGTGTGGCTCGCTAGTGGAGTAGGCGACCCCCCTCGCACTCTTTACCGAGGAGATGCAGTTTATTTTGGCTCCCGTCGCAGAGCCGAACGAGCCCTCAAGAACGCCCGCAAGTACCGCCCATTCCCCAATGCCTACATCGCATGGGCAGATATCAACGATTGAGCATGTCCAGAAGGAGCCAGCATGGCTAACACAACCGAAGATGTGATCCGAACCCTCCGTGCGCAAGCGTGGGAAAGGGCCAAGGGCGAACTGCGCGCAGTGGCCGCGTCTTTCTGTGGTGACGCCTCGGCACGCCCTGGCCAGTTCGGAGACTACGACAATCTGATGGAAATTTTCATCTCGGACGTAGAAGCCCGAGACCTTGCCGAATGATGTCCATCGGAGGACTCTTGAAAACCATCATCGCTGGATCGAGGACCGTCACGGACCCCGTGGTTGTGGAGGATGCCATCCGGCTATCCAGGTTCGACATCACGGAAGTCGTTTCGGGAGGATGCCAAGGGGTTGATTTGATGGGCGAAGAATGGGCTCGTTACAACAACCTGCGCGTCCAGCGGTTCCCCGCCGATTGGGGCACCTATGGCATCTCGGCTGGACCGAGACGAAACGCATCCATGGCGGAATACGCCGATGCCCTGATCGCGGTCTGGGATGGCGTCAGCCGTGGCACCCGCAACATGATCCAAGAGGCGCGGAAACGCGGATTGAAGGTCTACATCCACAACATCAATCGCTGATGTCCACTCGCGGGAACCTTCCCGCCAACTATTCGAATTTTTCGAAAGGTTCAACCATGATCGATATCCAGAAAGGCGACCACATTCGCATCCTCCCAAACCTCAAGGAGGAGCTGATCAAGCTGACGTTTGACCCCGCAGAAGCCAAGGCTTTCGCAGCGCGATTCGTGGGCACGACTCAGACCGCACACCAGGTTTGGGTTGATGACGGGGTGCAGACCTACGTAACCGTCGATCTCTGCTGCGAAGTCCCGATCCAATGCTGTGAACTGGCCTGATCTGTCCAGGAGCCCGACGACATGAACGACCTAATGAAGACCATGAAGGAACAACAGAGAAAAGCCCGAGAGGTCATCGCGTCGTGGCCAGAGGGGAAGCGGGCACTACTCGCAGAGAAAACCAAGAATGAACCGAACCGCTATATCTTCGGCTACACCTTCTGATCTCTTGTCCAGATGCAGGAGGCATCGTGAAAAACGAAACCCCAGAACAATTTGCGGAGGCGATGAACTTCGCAAACCAGTCAATCCCCCTAAGCACCACAGCCGAACCCAATACATGCGGCGGCCACTACGCAGCCCTGACCGGATCGCCATATGCAGGTCCAGGCCCACGCGGACTCGAAACATGCCCCGACACCGAAACCTACATCCAGGATCTACACCAGCAGTTGAGGGAATCCCTCGCCCGCGTGGCGGAATTAGAGGCCCAAGTCGCTGAGATTCCCGACCTCCTGTTGATCGCCCACATGCAGGGCGCGGAGCAGGCCAAGGACCAGATTCAGGCTCTCCGCGCCCAAATCGAGTTCCTGGACTGTCGCCTGGTTGGTCGTGTGGCCGAGCGCGACCGTTACCGGGAGGCGCTGCGGAAGCTCCTCCCAGAGCAAGACCCGCTGGATGCCGAAATTGTATGCGACTACTGCGGGGCGACCGTCCCCTTCGATGAGGCGCAAAACGAGCACAAGGAGGACTGCCCGTGGCTTATGACCTACGGGACCAAGGAGCCGACCAAGTGAGCCTGCCTGAACCCAACACCCACATAGCCAGAGCCGCTCTGCTTGTCGAAATCGACGGGAAGCTCCGGCAAGTCGTGATGAAAAACGACGAGGCACTGATGCTCGTCAACATCGCGCAGGCATTCGGAGACGGGAAGCTCCGCGTCACTGATCCCATCGAAACCATCACTATGCAAAAGGACGAAAAGTGAGCCTGCCCGAACGCCGTCACCACCGCTGGAGGATTATCCAGGCTCGTATTCGCGCCATCAAGGAGCGCTGGAAGGGCACCGCCCGCAGGATGGGCGAGGCGTGGGTCAAGCGCAACGCACGGCCCAAGACCAACCCCTTCACAGCCTGCTCGTGCGAGGGGTGCCAGTGTAGCGCCGAACATCACGCCAGCCACAAGCGAGAGCGCAGGGCGGCGAAACTGGCGCTACGACACTTCACGGAGGAATGACCATGCCCGCCTCAATCACACCTATGCGCGTAACCCACGGAATGCAGACCGTCTACACCGGCACCGATGGCATCAAGCGCGAAATACATTTTCTCCGCCTTGAAGATGGTGCCGCGTCCTTCCTGTTCCGCACTTGGTGGGACGGCGAGGACAAGGAGCCTCTGGAATCCCATCTCTCCCTGGGTATTGAGGCATTCAACCGCGTCTCCCACATGCTTTCCCAATTCCACTTCAACCGGGAACGCTATGTGCTTCCTGAAAAACCATCCGAGTGAGGAATCCGGTCTAATCCGGTCCCTTCGGGTCCAGTTCCTCCCTCTGCCGGGGGTCCAGGGTTGCCAGATACTCCTGCCTCCGCCGCTCCCCCTCCTCGTGCTGGAGACGGAGCTTGGTGGAGAGAGGGTCTAGGGGAGCTTCCTTGGGCTTGGACACGGCTACGCCAACTTGGCCCGAAGGGTTGCGATCTGATCCTCGATTCCCTGAAGCCGGGTCTTGTCGCCGATCAAGACGGCTTCACGGATGGCGCGGGGCTGGGTGGATTCCAGGGCCTCGATCTGGGCGATGACCTCGACGCGAGCCTGAGCCTTAGCCTCGGCGTCCAGCAGGGCCGAACGTCCAGGGAAGGCGGCGAGCAATTCTGCCTCGGTGGCGTAGTCCGAGAAGACTACCTCATCCTGGGTTTCCATTCCGGGGTTGATAGCCCTCATAAAGTTGCCGTTGTTGGAATATGCGATCATGATCACCTCCTAGAGTGAGTCTTCCCAACCAACTGGACGGAGCGTCGAGTAAGTCCCGCCTTGATAGTCCACAGTTGAGCCCTCAAGCACGCATGAGACGTTCCAGGCCCAATTGTTTGCGGTGTTGTTTGTCCCGGCGAGGAAATGGTCCGTATGTGCCGTAGCGTTGGCCCAAACATATGCTGCGGCGCTCGATGTAAAGAGCAGCATATGGCCGATAATGGCGGTGGGAGGGAATACCGAGGACCAGGCCACGGACGTGCGAGCGGATGCGCCAGTGGCGATAGCTAGACCGCCAGGCGGGACATTTCCGACGCCCGTTTTATACTGCGCCCGGTTGTCCTTCCACGTCATTGCGAGCGGGAATTTGTTTGCGGTGGTCCCGTCCGTCTGAAACGCGCCCATCCGCATCCAGTGTGTGTATCCGCTGGGAAGTGTGGGAGCGGTAGCACTGAGGGAGCACAGGGCCGCCACTGTTCCGGTGTTCGGGTTGAAAATGACGTATTTGTGATACCACGTGTTGATTGCCAGCGTGCCGGTGTTCAGGCCGTTCGCACCCACGGTGGCTGTGTTGAGCGAAAGGGAAACTGCAGTGAGCCCAACCGACAGACCCCCAGCACTCCGCACCGTTGCGAGATCGGCAGTCATGGTAATCACTGCACTCGCTCCAGTGCAGGAGGCCCGATAATTACGGTACCTTCCCGGCACGGTCTGAAGCGTGGTCACCTTGGCGTTGGCCGCGGCGAGGTTCGCTGTGTCAGCGGTTGCGGCATCTTTGATGTCCTTCAGTTCCTTCCCCACCGTCCCAGCGCCATAGGCCAGCGCGTAGGCATAGCCGACGAGCCCCGCGCCCCTGGTCGCAAGCGCCGTGTTTGCAAGGTCCGCCGTCTGGTTTGCCCCGGTATTCGGCACACATTCCACCCCGGTTCCCGTGGAGTTGACGCCCAGCGCATAGCCGGGGATCAGGTTCACAATGGCGGTCTCGCCCGTGAAGGTCACCGGCAGCAGCACCGCCCGGTTGGCCTCCTCCGTCTGCTGCTGAATCTGCATCGTAGCCCGGTCATAGGCGTCTTCGTGGCGCTCCGCAAAGAAGTCCCGCTGGTTACGGAAGCTGGTCGGTTGGGTCAGGGGAATATTGCGCCTGATGACGAGCGTTTCCCCGCTGGTACCAGCCGACACCAAGACCACGTTCCCGCCGTTCTCCGTGCCCGCGCCCGTGACGCTGTAATCCGTGGTCAAGGTCAGCGTGGTTTCGATCCCGCCGACGCTGAGTTTCTTAACCTCCAGATCGGTTGCAGAGAAAATCTTGAAGTCGTAGGGGTAGATGAGGACAACCCCGTCCAGGGTGTAGTCCTTGCGCGTGATGGTGCTCGTTACAGTCATGTTGGGCTCCGGGGGGCCGGGGTAACCGGCAAAGGAGTGGGTTTATTTTACTTTTTCGGCTTTCCTAAAATTGCGTTCTTGACGAGTTGAGCGGCATTGTCCGGGTTCTCTTCGCCCTGTGAAACCTTGTAGAGATACTTCGAGGTCTGCATGGCCTGGGATGTGCCAGGGACGCCCCAGAGGGTTCCGGCTGCATCGATCCCCTGGAACAGAACATCCACGGGGTCTTTCTCGCCCTCGGCCACCTTCACGGCAGACTGGAGCGCCCGCCCGGCCTTGGCGATGGCTTCGGCTACGGGGGTGAACTTGTAGTCATAGCCGCTTTCCATGCTGGAGGAGATATCCCGCAGGATGGGAAGAGTATTCGGAAGAGCCGTGGCCGCCTTCCATGCCAGCCACTTGGCCTTGTCCTCGTCGTCATCTGGTACCCGGCCCTTGATGAGATCGGCGATGATCGCAGGCATGAGCACCGCGAAGAGCATCCGGGCCGCCCACTTGGGCGCATCCTTGGCACCCTTGATTTGCTGGGCTGCGTCCTGCATGATCCCGTAGGTTGCGAAGGAGTCACCCGCATACATGGTCAGCAACTTCTCCAGCGCCCCTCCCTTCTGGATGGGGGTCAGATCCTTGGGAGATCCGGCCTGGAGGACCAGGCGCACGGTTCGATCTGCTTCCGCGATGGCTTCCGTCTCGCTGGACCCAGCGGCCAGGGCTTGCCGGTAGGCTCCGACCCAAGTGATGGTCGATGTGATCGCATCCGCATAGCTCAGACCATGGGCTCCGAACTCAGCTACCCGCTTCTTGATGGGCTGATCCCCAAAGCCCTTCTGGAGAACCACCCGCATATCACGGTCAAACGACTGTGGCCGGTGCCTCATCTCGCCCGACTTTTCCCGCATCTCGTCAACCAGTTCGTTGTGGCCGATCCGCTGGGCAGCCGTGAATGAGGCGAAGGCTTCCGCCATGAAGCGAGGCTTGACGCGATCCATGGCCCTAACTAGATCAGTAGCCTGGACGATTACCGAGGACAACCGGAAAGCCAAGGTTGCCGTGATGAGGTTCGACCGAACTGCCATGATGCCGCCCGAGAACTCCTCAAGGCCCTGAGTGCCCGCCCCGTTCCGATCGTTCACGACCGACTTGAGCCAGGGGAGAAACTGCTTTTGCTGCGCTTCCCCGATGGTTTCATTCAGGGCGTCCCGGATGTCCTGGGAGGTGATCAGGCTGTAGATGTCCGTCACCGCTTCCCGGTGGGTCACGTCCTTGATCACCTGGGAGAGATGCCGGGTAAGGGTATGCTCGAAGTTCAGCAGGATCGGTGCCGAGAACTGCACCCGCGACTTGGTGAATCCGTGGGGGGTGTTCGGTCGGCTGAATCCCTTGTCGGTCAGTTCGTTGACATTGCCCTCGATCTGCTTTGCGCCCTGGGGGGAGCGGGAGGGATCGTAGACGATAGGGAAGTAGCCGCCATCCATCATGTGTTGGGAGCCATCCTTGAGCGTGACTGTGAAGGGCCGTGCATCCACCTTCTCAGGGGAGATCCCGGTCATCTTGAATTCCAGGTCCTCAATCGCAGGCCATAGCGCATTGATGGTCTTCCATGTCGTATTGACGAACTCCAGATCGCCAGTCGTCAGGTTCCCGAGCGCATCCCCCACCATGCCAATAGCCTGGGGAGAGGTCCAGCCGTAGCCTTCCAGGAGCTTCTCCTGGTTCTGGTCGTTCCCCATATTCATCAGGAGGGTGATTGCCTGCCGACGGTTCAAGGGCCGGTCCATGCCGGGGAGGGTCACGCCCACGGAATCCGTCATGGAGAGCCAGTGCTTGGGGTCCATCTTCTCGAACGCTTCGATGAACTTCTGGGTTACGGCCGTGTTCAAGTCGAACTCCGCAATCTCGGCTTTGGCAATCCGGTTGAAGATGTAGCTCCTCCAGGGGCCATCGATCTTCCCACCGTCCAGCCAGTCGATCACCCGCTCCATCTTCGTGAACATGGCAGACTTGCCCTTGAGCCACTTGGACGCAGATTCCTTCACGGTCAGATCCGAGCCAGAGAACGGCAGGGGCTTGGCCTTGAAGTTCAGCAGGGCCGAAGCGATCATCTCCGTCTTGGCCTCGTCCTTGGCAACGTGCTTCCCGTCGATGTCCATATCGAGTTGGCGATAGGCGATGGTCTGAATGTTCTTGAGCGCATCCCGAACGGCCCGTAGTTCGGACATGGGCACCTCGCGGTAATTGATCCGCCGCGCCTCGTTCAGAATGGCCGGGTCGATCATGACCGCTTCGCCGTTGGCCTCCTGCTCCCGAACGAACTCCAGGAGGGTCTGCCGAGCGTCCAGCGCCTTCAGCGTTTCCTTGGCGAACTGGTAGCGATCCAGCAGGGCATTCACCTGATCCTGGAAAACCCGCCCCGCCTTGCCGAGCTTGCCCTGTGCTGTGTTGCCTTCCAGGGACCGGGCGTAGTCGTAAATCTTCCCGGCCTCCTCCTGCCCTTTCTTGGCCTCCCGATACAGGAAGTGATTCAGCATCTCCCGCGTCTTGGCCTTGACTGCGCCCTCGTAATCCTTCTTCTTCGTGAGCTTGTCGGCTTCCTTGCGGTATTTGAGTTCAGCCAACTCATATTTGTGCGGCTCCATCTGCCGAAGGGTCATGCCGCTGATCATATTTCGCGCCTGTTCACGGAACGTGGACACGCCGGGAACCTGAACATCCGCCGCCTTCTGTGCGGCCTTGTCCTGGGCGTCCTTGGCCTTGCCCACCTTCTCGGCAATCCGCTTGAGCCGGGACATCGCCCGCAATTCCATGGCGAGGACATCAGCCATCTTGTCCGTGTGGATCGCCTCCACTGCCTTGTCCGCAATGGATCCGTCCAGCGTGACATCTCCGTAACGGGAAAACATGATCTCGTCGGTAAGGGTGTCGATCAGGTCCGCACGCGCCGGAGCATCTTTGAGAGCCTGATACAGTTGCGCCCCGGAGTCGAAACCCAGCATCTCAGCAGCGGCTTCCGCATCCATGCCGCCCTCTTCCACCACCGGGAGGCCCCGTGCATCGCCGAACTGATCTTGCACAGCCTGCCGGTTAAGCTTGATCTCATTGGCCGGATCGGTGAGAGCAGCGATGGCCTTCATGTCGGGCCGGGAGTCAACACCCGCTTCGACTTCCGCCCGGGCCACTGCCTTCTCAGCCTTGTATGCCGCCTTCTGCTCACGGAGGAGATCGCCCATCACTTCGACTTGCAGCCGGTCGTGGCCCTCCTGGATCGCTCCAGCCTGGGCCTTCTTATAGATGTCGAACTCAGCTTGGGATACCCCCATGGCCTCCGCAGTGGCGAAGGTTTCGAACGTGGGCTTGTGCGCCTCGATCTCGGCGTCCGTTGCCATGAGCCGGTCGAACACGCTCCGCACATCGTCATTTATGCGGACGCCCAGCTTCTCTAGGGTCTTGTAGACCATCTGCATCCACGATTGGAACCGTTGCATGAGTGGCCGCATCTTCTCGGACGGGGCCTTGCCCTCCATGAAATACCGCTCACCCCAGGAGGCGAACTGCTCATGTTGCTTGGTTTTGATCTGGGCTCGGGACTCGATGCCCAACTCCTTGAGCGTGTCAGCCCATAGGGTCTTTGTCCGCTCCGAGGCCGTGGGCATTTCCGCCACATCGGCCAGCATCTCCAGGAAGGCGTGGCTCGTCTCGTGTAAAATGGTGCTTAAATTCCGTCCCTCCAGGAGCCCGATCTGAATCTGCTGGTTCCCGAACTGGATGAACCCGCGCCTGTCGTCCAGGATGTCACCGGCCTGAACCTCATCAACCGCAGCGTTGAAGGCCGCAAACTCATCCTCGTCCGCGTTGTGCGCGTCCATCTTGGCCTTGTCCATGCTGGCCTGGGTGTTCTGGCCTGCCCGCTTCGCACGGGCTGAACGCTTCTCGGCGCTGGAGGCGTAACGGCCACCGCCGCGCTGGAAGAACGTCTTGAAGGATGGGACATCGTTGGAAATGTCCTCAGAATAGGGGAGAATCAAGGCTTCTCCGTCGCTCCCCGTGAACGGAAGCAGGAGCCCCTGATAATCGTGCTTTTTGCGTTCCGTGAACCACACCGAACTGCCCACTGGGTTACCGTCCGGTTTCACGGCAAGGGAAAGACCCCCCTCAGAGCGTTCGTCTGTATAGTTCCTCGACACACCTCCCTCGGGGGCCTTCCCGTAGCGCTTACCGGCAAAATCCGGTTGCGCCGACAGGTTAATCCCTTTCTGCCCATGGTCATATGCTGCCTGGAGAACTGGTGAATAATAGTTCCAGTACGTTCCCGATTCTCTGTGCCTAATACCAGCAGCGTTAGCCTTGAGAATCTCATCCTTGACGAATTGCTCTCGCGGTTCCATGCCCACGTTTTTACCACCAACCACGCTCTGCGCATACTCCTTGATCCCCGCGCTCATGGCCTTCAGCCGGTCCAGCGCGATCTGAGCAATGCTCTTCTTCCCCTCGCCCTTCCGATACGCCGTAACCGTGAGCGGCCACATCTGCGCGGCCTGCTCTGCCGTGATGTCACCCTGCTCGATGAACACCCGAGCGGGCTGGATCCAGGTTTCCGCCAGGTCCGCCGCCTGGTCTGCCGGAATGTTCCCGCCGATCATGGCTTGCTTGACGGATTCGCGATATTTGTCCAACTCGGATGAGGTCGGCAGCGCGTCAATCTCGGCTTGAACCTGGATGCTTTGCGCGTCCTCCGTGGTCTTCGCCGCTTCGTCCTCTGCCAGCTTCCCGGCTTCCTGCTCCTCGCGCATGGTGGCATCGCCGGGGTTCAGCCGGATGTCCTGAGCCAGTTTGCCGTGAAGATCCGTGGCCGCGATCTGTGCAGCGTAGGCACCCACGGGAATCACCACATCCGTGCCCGCTTCCATGGCTTCCTGGAGGTTCACCACTCCAAGGGATTGCGCCAGCTCGGCAGGGTCCAGGCCAGCATCGGTGACCGTCTGGAAGTAGCGATCAGCAGGGATAAGTAGGTTCTCCTGACCATCCTTGGCCGCGTCCTGGACGAATGCCTGGACTCGATCCGGGGAGGTTTCGGCAATCTTCGAGGCCTTCACGCCCTCGGAGAGATCCGCTAGAAATTCCTGGGTATCCTGCACCTTTTCACTGAAATCAATAGCCCCGGTGGTTTGCTTACCAAGTAGGCCGCTCACGAACTTGCCGCCCACGTGCATCACGCCAGCCGTGGCCCCGCCCATCAGCGCTGATTCTGGCACGTTCTCAAGGATGGGCTTGCCAGTCGCGGCATTGCTCATGCCGGTCTGGGTGCCTTCCTGGGCCGCTTCCGCCACCACCCGGCGCGTCAGTCCCTCACCAGAGAACCACCCGATCTTGTCAGTCACGGCCAACATTGCCGCGTTACCCCAGAATGTCCGATCCGACATAGAGGAGGCTTCCTGATCCGTGGAGCCCTTCGCTTTCAACTCGTCGTAAACGTCCTGGGCCTCGCTCGCGGCTTCCGGCAAAGCCATAGCCACGGCACCCGCCCATTGCCCCGCTTGCCGGAGCAGCGCCGGGACTTTCGCCAGCGCACGGACCTTGCTGATTGCACCAACCGCTTTCTGCATCCCAAGACCAGGGACCAGGAGCCCCAGGGTAGACCCGAAGCTTTCCACGCTGGTATCAGCCGTGGTGGGAGACGCGGGGGTAAGCGCCTCAACACCCCCCTGGAGATTCGCCCCTATGCCGGTATCGATGCCCGTCTTGCGCTCGGCATAACGGACAGCCCCGGACAGTGGACGCAGCGCACCACGCAACAACCCCGCCCCGATACGCGAGGCCGGGAGGGTCGCGGCGTTGCCCGTGTGCATTTCCGCAGGGTTCACGCCCATATGTGCAGCGGTTAGGATTCTGGCAGATTCAGCCTGCCGGATGGCCTGGGCCTCTTCAGGGGTAGAGAAGGTGGTCCCTTCCATGAGCCCCCGGAAGAAATCCTTGGTCTTGTCCGCAAAGGTAGGGTTCCAGGGCTTCATCTCGGGAATGGCTTGGACCGCAGCAGACAATCCCAACAGGGAACGGAGGTCGTTCTGTGCCAGGGTAGCGAACCCATCATCTTTCAGGTGCTTCGCTAAGGCGGGATGGCTCTGGACGATCTTCTGAATAGGGACTTGGCCCACACGGGCTTCCAGATCGATGTCCTGCTCCATGCCCTCTTGCAGTTCGGGAGCCACGCCCGTCTTCTTGGCAAGGTCTAGGGACTTGGCGTAGGCGTCGGGATTCCGCTGGAACCCACGCCGGACGGATTGATTCACTGCGTCATAATCCCCACCCGGCAACCCATTGACGTATTCCTCAAGAGCCTTGGTTCCCATCTAGTCCTCTGCTCGGAGAGCGGCATGAGCTTCGAGAATCTGGCGCTTGGTGGGGCCAGTGATGCCACGCCGCAGGAAGTAGGCGTAGATTGTTTCCAGATCCGCAGGTGGAATCTTGACGGTGGCTGCATCAAGTTCCTGATCCGACATGGACGAAACCCGCTTCTCCGTGATGTTGGTGCCAAACAACGCACCCTTGGTTACGATCTTCGCCGTCGCCATGGTGGACCGGACAATCTTGGTAATCTCCGGTTCCGTCTTCGCGTCCTCGGCTGCGATGCGCTGGTTGATCTTGTAGTTGATCTCTGCCCACTCGGCCTGATCCTTCGCAACGGGATTGATTAGGTTCCCGTTTTTGACGAGATACCCGCCCTTGAGGCCGAAGAACTTGATGGCATCGTTCACGACGCTTTCCTTGACCGATCCACCCGCCCCAGGCTTCAAGAGTTTGTCCCGGCGCTCCAGGAGATCATCCCGATACCGCTTGCCGAGTTGCGAAGTCATGGCGAAAATATCGTTCACCGTCATGGACTTTAGTCTATCTGGTTGTTCAAGCATATGCCAGTAGAGTTGTGGAGCACCAGCCGGGATACCCTTCCCCTTCACGATGCCCCGCTCCTGGTTGTAGTGATCGCGCAGCGCGTCCTGGGTTTTGCCGCCTAGCCCGCTCGGGCCATCAAAGCGCGGATCCGCCTTGATCTGCTTCCATGTTGCCCCCCTCTCAATGGCTTGGTAGAACTCGCTTACCGTTGCCTTCTCGCGCTGGTTCACGCTGTAGTCGTGCACGTGGGCCATTTCCTGGAGGCCCTGCCGAACGGCCTTCTTTGCCTCGGGGGTCAGGTTCTCGGGGATCGCCGCGTTCATCTTGTCGAGGCTCACGGCCTCCTTGTCGTTCTTGGGGCCGAGCTGCTTGAAGATCGTTTCCACGGCCACGTCAACCATCAGATCCCCCTCCTTCTTCTGGATGACGCCCTGGGCCCTGGCCTTCAGATCCGCGCTCATGTCATTGGCGTGGTTCTCCAAGTAGGTCTTGGCATAGCCCAGGCTTCCCGCGTCGACCGCCGCACCGATCACGCCACCATGGAACGCATCCATGGCCTTCTGCCGCTGGATCTGCGTTTCCTCGGGACTCCAGCCTAGGAGCTTGGCATTGTCGGCCACGGCACTACCCACCCGCATCTGGCCCCGCGTGAGTTCCGCTAGGTTGTTGAGGTTAGCCTTGGCGTTCTCGGCTTCAATGGTCGCCGTGTTCTCGTTGATCCCCACGAAATACGCCTTGGTTTCCTTGGCCGCGTGCGCGTCGAGATCCCCCGCGAGGGACTGGCGAAGGGTCGCCACCTTCCGCTGGAGCATGACCTTCTGCCGGGAGGACGTGAGCCCACCTTCCATCTTGGGCAGCAGGTCGTCAAACTTCTTCAGATAGACGTCCTGGAACGACTTTCCATCCTTGGGCTGGACGTTGGCGCCCAGCTGCTGGCCTGCCTCTGTCTTGATCTTCTGGGCTTCCGCGAGGGCCTGATTGAAGACGTCCTCCGTCCGCAGGTTGTCGGCCCACTGCATGACATCCGACACTTGGCCGGAAGCTTCACCGAACGCACCCGCCACAGACGGAGCCTGCACCGCGGTATTCTGCGCCACGAAGCCAGACATCGGCGCTTGCTGGATTTGTCGCCCTGGGGATACGGGGATTCGCATCAGTTCCACCATCCGTTCGTCGTGCCGGTCTTATAGGTGCCTGCAATCAGGGAGCCGATACCCTTGATGGTCCCGGAGGTTCCAGCCGCACTCGCTGCACGCTTGTATTGCTTGGCCTGCTTCGATTCGGATTCAGACCGCTTCGTGTAGCCCCAGGCCTCAGACAAGGCGTTGTGCATGATGGCCGCCTGGTCCGCTTCGCTATCTGCCTCCGTGTCAGCCAGGAGATCCGCGAAGGTGCCAGCGCCCGCCACAACCCCAGAGGCCCCCATGGCCGCTTTCTGCTTGCCGAGCAAGGCACGCTTGCGCCTGTCAGCGTCGTCTGCCTGCTGAACACCCAGGGCCTTGGCATCCGCCGCCCGCTCGGCATCGAGAGCTGCATTCGTCTGGGCCGCATCCGCAGCGCCTTCTGCCTGCTTCTTCGCTTCCTGGCCTGCCTGATACGTGCCATAGGCGCTTGCCGCCGTGGAAAACAGATCGAGTATCGTCCCGAAGTCGAACACTATGAACCTCCTACGGATACTTCAGGAATCAGGGCGAGAATCTGCATGGGTAGCGGGCTCGACTGGCGGATAAAGACCCTTCCGTTCTTGTCCCAGGTACCGGGAATGCACACCTCAGCCAGTCCCGTTTCGAGCGGCATGGGCTCATCATAGGAAAGCGTGGCGTGGCTCTGCTTCCACTCCTTCAGGTGCAGCGCGTCCGTCCCGACGAACAGGCCCCGCGTCGATTCAACCTGCACGCTCACCTTGGAAACCAGCTTCTTCTTGTCCCGGATCGTCTCCCCGCCATACACCGCAAGGTCAAGCGTCTCCAGGTCCGCAACGATGGGCAGGCCGATATGGACGTAATACCCGGGCCGCTCAAGAACGACTTCCCCGCCAGAGACAACACACTGGGGGTGTTCATTGCCATCCATGAATACCGCGACCGTCTCGCCCTCAAGGTGATCCAGGCCGAACAGGTTGACTCGAGCAAAGTTCCAATCCGTGCGGGCCGTGTTGCGATAGGCGACGGGGATGGTCTTGTTGGGCACCGCGAGGACTTCAGTGCCGGAATTGACCGTCTGGATTGTGAAGGCGTAGCGCGTCCAGTCATCCGCGACGAACACAATGGCGTCTCCCACGTCTCCAGCCACGAAGCTAGAAGCCGAAGCCGTGATGGTGACCGTCTCCGTCTGGTCCCAGAGCACCCCGCCCGAAACCGTCATGGTCGTGGCCGTTGCGTTCCGGCCATCATAGGATAGGCCCGAATCGACAAAGAACGCGTCGAGGATGTCAGTAATGACGCGGTTCTCCATGCGCTCGATGTAGCGTTTGGTTGCCCCGCCGATGGTCCGATTGACGATCAGGTAGAGCACGTCTTCGAGCCCTTGGGACACGACGCAGC